TGGGGGGTCCGGGGGCCCTCCCCCGGTAACGGCGTGAACTGATCATTATAAGGGGCTCGGGCGGGCGCTTTAGGCGTCCTGCTGTTCTACTCGTGGGTGGCAACTGCAACAATGGTATGAAAGTCGGAGCATTTGCTCTGAATTTGAACAATGCCGTGTCCAATACGAACTGGAACATCGGCGCCGCGCTATCTTGTCTATATCCCAATGAACCAGCCCGCCCGGGTCCTACACCGCAGGATCTTGAAATAGATCTACCAGAAGTGGAAATTATGCCGAGGACAAGGCACCGGCCAGTAAGCAATAGGCCCACCGTCGGTGAGGCGATAAGAAAGAAGACAACCTTAAAATGAAAAGTTTCCGTATTGACGACGAGGCTGCTGCCTCCACAGCGAGCATTGAAAAGGCAGTGCTCAACGCATCCAAGAGAAAGAGATCCCGGAAGGACGTACAGAGAAGGCTGGAGAACATGGAGGCGACCATCGCTCTGATCCAGGGCCTCATTGAGAACGGCACCTACAGCCCGAGAGTCCACCAGGAGGTCGTCATCAACGAAAACGGACCCCACAAAGAGAGGAAAATCATCAAGCCGGACTACTACCCGGAGCAGATCATGCACCACGTCGCTGTCCAGGCTCTCCAGCCCTGCATCATGTACGGCATGAGCGCCTTCGTGCTCGGCTCTATTCCAGGGCGCGGAGCTCACTGCGGCAAGCATTACATTGAGAAGTGGCTGCGGGAGGATGAAAAGCACACCCGGATCATCGGCAAGCTGGACATCCGGCACTTCTTCCAGAGCGTCGACCACGACATCCTGAAGGACTGGATCCACAAGAAGATCCGGCCGGGGAAGATCCGTGACGTCTGCGATCTGATCATTGACGGCGTGGAGGAAGGTCTGCCGCTGGGCTTCTACACGAGCCAGTGGTTCAGCAACTTCCTATTGCAGCCGCTCGACCATCTGATCATGGAGGAGCTGCACGTCTCCCACATGGCCCGCTACATGGACGACATCGTGATCTTCGGCGCTAATAAGAAGGTCATACACGCGGCCATGGAAGCCATCGACCTCTATTTGTGGAACAACTTCCGCCTGCAAGTGAAGAAGAACTGGCAAGTGTTCCGGATGGAATACACCACGACCGAGTACGCCATCGAGTGCGAAAAGCTGGCCGACCTCTACGAGCTCAGCAAAGCGCTCCCGGTCAAGCACCGGCTGAAGATGTACAAGGGACGCCGGAAGATCTTCCTGAAGGCCACAGCCAGGAACGAGAACGTCATGGACGAATATCTGGCCAAGTATGGCGGCACGGCGGAACCGATACGAATGACACACGGCAGAGCTCTGGACTTCATGGGCTTCGAGTTCCATCGAGACCGGACCGTTCTGCGAAAGTCAATTATGATCAGTGCAACACGCAAAGCAGCCCGGATCGGCGCCGCCCATCGCATCAACTGGGTGGAAGCTGCCGGGATGCTCTCATATGTGGGCTGGATTGACCACACCGACACCTACGGGATGTATCTGGAGAGGGTCAAGCCGTATGTGAATATTAAGAGGCTAAAGAAAATCATCAGCAACCATCAAAGGAGGCTTAACAATGGAATTGATCTACAAAACCGTCAGGGGCTCCCAGCAGACGCGCCCGGAGGAGCTCGACCTCACATCGAGCCCGGACAAGGTGTATCTGCGTCGTAATATCACCACCGTCACCGAGGACAACGCCGACACTGGAGAGTCCGTCCAGCTCTGGCAGTACGACGAGGCCATCCTCACCCGGGAGGAGTACGCTCAGTACAAGGCAGAGACGGAAAACGCCGGTCAGCAGCAGATCATGGAGAAACTGCAAACGACCGCAACCGACGACAGCCAGCTGATCATCATGGAGGCCCTCGCGGATCTCTACGACCTGATCGCTTCGCTGGCGTAGAAAGGAGGACGTCATGGTAGAGCTCTACACCAGGCTGATCATCAGCAAACGACGCACCATCGACTCCGTGCCTGAGCGCATGAGGTCGGAAGTGGTCGAGCGTCTGGAGGCGCTCGGCTTCGACACTAATGGCGATCCCTTCGGGGAATAAGCCGTGATCATTAACTTTATTTTACGAATTTTATGGAGGTACAACATGGTAGATTTGTATGTTGCTTTAATCATCGCAGGACGCAGAACCATTGACCAGGTGCCCGCCAAGTTCAGGGAGGCCGTGATCGCAGACCTCAACGCCCTCGGCCTGGACGAGAACGGCGAGCCCATGGAGGACTACGGCGTCACTTCCAACTAAGGGAGGAACACGCCGATGTCGCCTGAAATTTCCAGCATTATCATCGCGCTGATCGCAGGTCTGACCGGGTCCGGAGGATGCTCCATCATCCTCTACCTGCTTCAGCGTCGTGATAAGAAAAAAGACGGTCGGACTGAGGAAGACCAGAAGCGTGACGAGGCGACCAAGCGCCAGAGCGCGATGCTGCTCGGCCTCGGTCATGATCGGATCGTTTACCTGGGAAGCTGCTACATCGAGCGAGGCTACATCACTCAGGACGAATACGAAAACCTGCACGACTATCTCTACGAGCCCTATCTGGAGCTCGGCGGGAATGGTACGGCGAAGAAAGTCATGGCGGAGGTGGAACGCCTTCCGCTGCACAAAAACAAGGAGGAATAAAAACAATGAACAAGATCGACTGGATCCGCAAGCTCACAAGCCGCAAGTTCTGGCTCAGTGTGGCGTCCTTCGTCTCCATGCTGATCGTCGCCCTGGGCGGCGCTGAGCAGGTGGCGACTCAGGTCACTGGCCTGATCATGGCCGGCGCCACTGTCATCGGCTACGTCATCGGCGAGGGCCTGGCAGACGCCGGCAACGCCTCCGGCGAGGACTCCGGCACGGCCGGAGAGTAAACCGTGAAGGCGACAGGGTCCGCAACTGAGAGGACCATCTGGAACTATTTCATCGTCAAAGGCATGAGCCCCGCCGGCGTGGCGGGGCTCATGGGCAATCTATACGCCGAGAGCGGGCTCAATCCGCAGAACCTCCAGAACACCTACGAGAAGCGCCTGGGCTTCACGGACGCCGAGTACACGGCCGCCGTGGACTCCGGGAAGTATTCCAACTTCGTCCGGGACAGCGCAGGCTACGGCCTCGCACAGTGGACATACTGGAGCCGCAAGGAGGCCATGCTCAACTACGCGAGAGAGACCGGCGCGTCCATCGGTGATCTGATCATGCAGCTCGACTTCATGTATCAGGAGCTGAAGGGCTACGTCGCCGTGTTCCAGGTGCTCCGAACAGCTCGGACCGTAAAAGAGGCCTCGGACATCGTGCTGACAAGGTACGAGCGCCCGGCCGACATGAGCGGCAGCGTCAAAGCTAAGCGGGCCAGCTACGGCCAGGCCTACTATGACGCCTACGCAAATTTTACAACAGAGGAGGGCAGCACCATGAGCAACAGCCCACTGGTGACATACACCAACATCACAAAGAACAAGACCAGTCCCCGCAATCACGCCATCGACACCGTCACGATCCATTGCATCGTCGGCCAGTGGACGGCTAAGCAGGGCTGCGACTACTTCGCCACAACCGACCGGCAGTGCTCCGCCAACTACGTCGTCGGCAAGGACGGCTCCATCGGCCTCTCCGTCGATGAAGCAGATCGCTCCTGGTGCAGCTCCAGCAGAGACAACGACAACCGCGCCATCACCATCGAGGTCGCCAGCGACACCGAGCACCCCTACGCCGTGACGGCCGAGGCCTATGCTGCACTGATCGACCTGCTGGTCGACATCTGCCAGCGCAACGGCATCAAGCAGCTGCTCTGGAAGGCCGACAAGAACCTGATCGGCCAGGTGGATCAGCAGAACATGACTGTGCACCGTTGGTTTGCAAACAAGGCCTGCCCGGGCGAGTATCTCTACGAGCGCCACGGGGCCATCGCTGAGGAAGTCAACAAGCGCCTGGGCGTCAGCTCCGGCACGGCCACGGCTCCCGCAGCTCCGGCCGGCTACCCCGAGACGCCCTTCCTGGTGAACGTCATCATCAGCGACCTGAACTACCGCAAGGGCCCCGGCATGAGCTATGCCGTCAGAGGCCAGACCGGCAAGGGCACCTTCACCATCGTGGAAGTGCAGGACGGCTGGGGCAAGCTGAAAAGCGGCGCCGGCTGGATCTACCTGGAAAACCCGGACTACTGCACCGTCCAGGGCGTTGCCGCAACTCCGGCCGCTCCGGATCCGGCGGACGTGCTGGCTCAGGAGATCGCCGACCAGGTGAAGGGCTCCGGCCTGGATGCTGCGGACGTGCTCAACAGGATCGAGAAGATCCTGGGCGTGGCATGATAGCGTTAATCGGAGCGGCTGCGCTCCTCGTAATCTTCGGCGCCGCCTGCTGCGCCGTGGCCACAGCGGCCGCATATATGGAATAAGACGAGAGCCCCGGCACTGCCGGGGCTCTTTTGCTTTATACTGCAATTTTCAGAACGATATAGTCCCGCAGCACATAGATCTCCGGAGTTCGAGTACCACTGCGCGGGCTCCACCACGTCAAAACAACACCATGAGGTCATCCGCCGCCGCAAGCGGCGTCCGATCGACCGATGGTGTTGTTTTTCCTTTCCAAATCGAACCCGCTGCGCCGGGTTTGATCTCCGGCATTTTCTTTGCATACAAATCATGAGAGCGGGCGGATCAACTATGAGAAAGATACTTTGTCTGCTGAAAAAAGAGCTTATGCTCACAATATCGGTTTTGATGGCATGTCTATCGCTCTTTCTTTCAAAACCCGGCGTTGAAACGCTCAGGAGCATCGACTGGCACACTCTGGCGATCCTTTTCATGATGCTGACGGTGCTGGAGGGTTTCAAAAAAGAAAACATTTTTCAGCCGGTTTTGAGGTTTTCCGAAAAGATCACTTCCATGGTCGGGATCTCGTTCTTTTTAATTTTCGGTGTGTTCTTTTCCTCCATGTTCGTGACGAACGATGTATCGCTGATCGTTTTCGTGCCGCTGACGATCCTTCTCTTCCGCACGGCAAAAAAGGAACCGTATATTCTGCCGGTCATCTCAATGGAAAATATAGCGGCGATCCGCGGTTCCTTGCTGACCCCTTTTGGCAGTCCGCAGAACCTGTTTCTGTTTGAGCAGTCCGGCATTTCCGCCGGAAAGTTTATGCTTCATATGCTGCCGCTGTGGCTCTCCTCCGCAATTCTTCTCGGCGGGTTCATCTTCTTTTTGTACCGAAAGGATCCTCACGAAAGGATCTCTTTGCTCGGAAGCTCCGGAGAAGCATGGAAGCCGGAACGGAAAAAGCACAGAATTATCTACGTTGGGCTGTTTGCGCTGACTGTTGCAACGGTCGTCTCCCGAACACCGTATTGGCTGGCTGCCGCCGGGATCGTTCTCGCCGTTATTCTGCTTTTTGACCGCGCCGTACTGCGGAAAACGGACTATGTTCTGCTGGTCACCTTCTTCTGTTTCTTTGTCTTTTCATCGCAGATCACTGCGAACAAGACGATCTCGCACTTTCTT